GTACTAGAGATTCCTTGGTGAACGTAATGACTGGGAAAGGTACGAAGAGAGATAAGTCGACGGCAGAGGAATGGACACTCGATGGTTATGACAAATCTCTTCTAACTTCTCTGTTCTCTTCCTCATGGCTTGCGAGAAGGATAGTCATGGTACCGGCGGATGAATCTACGAAGAAATGGAGAAACATAGAAACCCCTTCGATGACTCCGGAGCAGCACAGAGAGTTCACCAAGATGGAAAAGAAGCTGAAAGTCCGTAAGACAAACAGGACAGCGCTTCTATGGTCTCGTCTGTATGGCGGAGGCGGAATCTACGCAGCAATTGACGGCGATGACCCTTCCGAGCCTTTAGACATCGAAAAGATTCAACAAGGGACCACAGTCAATTTCATATCTATGGATAGGAATGAAGTAACACCTAATAAAGATTCAATCATAGACGATGAGTTTTCAACCGACTTCGGCAAACCGGAGTTCTATCGATTCAACGCAACTAGGGTTGACGTTCACTGTTCTCGTTTTCTACGGTTTGACGGTATCGATGTTCCAAGAGAACTCCGAGAGAGAAATTCAAGTTGGGGTGTTTCCGTTTTTGACAGTACTTTAATAGAGCAGATAGGAAGATGTGAATCGATATTATCCTCTTTGAGTACTCTCCTTAAACAATCTAACATCGATGTTGTTTCTGTTCCTGACCTTTTCAGAAAACTGTCAAACGCGAATACTCTTGCCACGCTCAGAAAACGTTTCGCCGAAGGTGAACTAATCAAAGAAGTATACGGGACAATGTTGTTGGACTCTAAGGAAGAGTTCACAAGACATGAGCTTGGTTCTATATCCGGAGCGGTCACTTTTATAAGTTCCTATTTTCAAATACCTTCTGCTGCAACCGGTATACCTGTCACAAAGTTGATAGGGACTTCGCCCGGAGGACTTAACGCAACCGGAGAGAGCGACTTAGAAAATTACTATGGTCAGTGTGAAGACGTTCAAGAAGGAGATATGACAGATGCCCTTCAAGTAATGGACGCGATAATATGTCAAGTGACGTTTGGGAGACAGTTCGATGATTGGAGATACTCGTGGGAATCTTTATGGTCTACTGATAAGAAAGAAGAGTCCGAGATTTCAAAAAACAGAACCGAAGAGCTAAAGTCTTTAAATGAAGCCGGTATACTATCTCCGGGTATCGTTGTCAGACAGCTTCACGAAGACGGCCGTTTTTCGGCTATCACTGAAGAGTATGTTGGAGACATCGAAGGTCTTGAAGAAGACGACGATGACCTTGACAGAGAGCCTGAAGGTAACGAAGAGACTATTGAAGAAACGACTGAAGAACCTAAGACAGAGACGGAACCTTCAGAAGATATTCAGAAAGAAGCACTGAACGGTGCTCAAGTATCTTCATTACTGCAAATTGCACAATTAGTTAAACAAGGCACAATCGAAAAAGAGCAAGCAAGAGCAATTATTAAAGCTTCTTTCCCGACACTTGAAGACGTAGATGCAATCATAAACGTTAAAGTAGAAGAGACCAAAGCATCCACCGAAGAGAACACCGAAGAGCTTGACAAAGAGCTTTACAAAGAGCCTGAAGACGAAGACGACGAAGAGAACACTGAAGAGCTTGACAAAGAACTAGAAGATGCCGCGCAGTAAACAAAAACTTAGAGCTGCTTTAAATAAACAAAAGCAATGGCGAACACCGGGACCACCGGCAGATGTTACAGCTTCTTATTATCGCTCTCTAAACAACTACACTCGGAATGTTGCGGCCGAATTCGAAAAGACGGTTTTTCCCGTAATCGAAAGAATTGCCGTCAATATCGTGACCGATTCGGAACCGACAACTCTTGAAGAAGCTTTTGCCGAATTCTCAAGACGTGTTTCTAGAATATCTCTCGCTACTTTAGAAAGAGACATCAAGGCGATGGTCAACGGTGTTGAGACTTTTCAGAGATCCGTCTTTGTCAGTAACGTCAAAAAAGCAATCGGTGTTGACGTCCGGAAGTTAATAGGAAAAAATCAAGTAGAAAGCGAAATGGCCAAAGCCATCAAAGCAAATCTTGACCTTATCAAAACTATAGATGACTCGTATATCGACAGAGCTAGAAAAATAATTAACGACGGCCTAACCAAAGGTTATGACCATTACAGCGTAAAGAACGAATTACTTGACCTTGGTGGGTTCAAAGACAAATACACCGGGACAGAGCAAAGACGGGCAAAAACAATTGCCCGTGACCAAACACAAAAACTGATGAACTCGATAGACCGCGTACGTCAAAAAGACATGGGCGTGATACACTACTATTGGGTAGCATCCGGAGACGAAAGGACAAGAGACAGCCACGATAATTATAAAGGGAAACGATTCTCATGGGACAAGCCGCCGGAAGGTGGACACCCAGGTGAAGAAGTAAACTGTAGGTGTTCTGCAAGACCGGACACCGAAGAACTTTTGTCTATATTGGAGGCCGCATAGTGGGTTTACTGAATAGCAACACTACAAAATGGTATACAAGCCGTATGTTTTGGCTTGGTGTCCTTGAGGTGGTTGGTCCTTTGGTGGTTGATTATTTCAAAGACGTTCCGCCTGAAATTTTAGTGACCGGTTTAACTGCCGGTCTGACAACCGTGTTGTTGAGATTCAACACGAAGAAAGGGATTGAATAATGAAGTATCTATCTGTCATCGTTCTTTGCGTGTTGTTCTCTGGATGCGCAACATTTAAAGGGGTTGAAGACGCTACTTGTCCGGCAATCGGCGTAATAACTTCCGAAGCCTGCAAAGTCGCTTGTTCAAAACAAGACAAAGTTGACCAAGAGCTTTGCGTTATCCTTTGTGAAGAAGCAACAGACTTAGCAAAGCAAGAAATCGAAGAGCGTCTATAATGATTTCAATTCTCGAAAAAACAACGTTCGATAGTGGCACGTTTTCTGAACAAGGTTTTTGGACAACGAAAGCGCGTTTTGCACGTCCCGGAATTCAGACCTACCATAAATCAGAACTGTTCGGTCTTCCGGGTCTTGACAACGTCGTAGGTGACTACGTACGTGTTATTCGTCCTGAAAACGTCGTGTTCGACAAAACAGCCATGGAGTCTTTCGAGAATGTTCCAATCACTATCGAACATGAGAACGGAATCGTTGACGGAGACAACGCAAAAGGAACCGTCATAGGTGCGGCTTCTTACCCGGTTGAAAGGGCTGGCGATACTCTCGTCGTTCCTGTAACTGTGTACGATGGTCAGGCAATCAGAGACGCTAAAACTAAAAAACGGTTTCAGTTGTCCGCCGGTTATAATGCCGATTTCCGATACTCTCCCGGTGTTGATAAGAAATACGGAGAGTATGACGTAATCATGGACAGTTGGGCCGGGAACCATATAACCATTACCAAGTTCAGTAAAGCAGGTAGAGATTTTTTCATAGGAGACAAGTCAATGAACGAAAAACTGAAAACAGTGAAGCGTGAACACAAAGGTGTTTCTTTCGAGTTCACAGAGCAATCCGCGCAAGTCTTCGATTCCGTTTGCGCGGAAAGAGATGCGTTCAAGGAGCGAATAAAAGAGCTTAAAGGTAAGCTTGATGAATCGAAGAAGAACGTCATGGACACCGACAAGATTGAAAATATGGTCAACGAAAGAGCCGTTCTTCTCAATAACGTCGCAAAAGTAGCTCCGAAGGTTGAGACTGTTGACGACGAAAGGAAGCCACGTTCTTCGAAAGCAATCATCACCGATGCGGTCAAAGTTATTTGTCCTAAAATCGACATATCTAAAAAGTCTGATGACTACGTCAAAGCGCTCTTTGATGCAAAGATTGCAGAAGTCAACGACACTGATGACGGATACTCGGACAACGACGGAAACGCGGACAGTGACGGAGACACTGTAGAGAAGACGAAGAAACGTGCCATGAAGACCAGTGTCAAAGATAGCGAAAGCCCTTCCGATAAAGCACGAAGGGAGTTCATCGAAAAACGAAGCGGCCGAAACTAACCAATAGGTTAACGAACAGTTACATAGAACTGTTAACCGATAACTAGGAGAAAAAGAAAATGATTACAAGTTATGACGACAGAGCGCAAAAGGTCGAAGGACAGCTTGCCTATGACCGTGTTCGAGGGTTCACGTTTTCAAAGAAGTCTTCGGGAGTCATCCCGTTTGGCCGTATCGTGTCTCTCGTACCCGGAAGCGATGACCAAGTTGTCGTTGGTGGGACCGGCAAAGCAATCGGTTTCGCACTCCGCGACCATGGTCAGGGAATGAATGAAAGCAACGTTGGTCAATACGAAGACAAAAAAAGCGTCTCCGTAATTGATAAAGACTTTGTGATTGCAAGCACCGTGTCCACCGCCGGTGACTATGGCGACACGATTTTCTTCGACACTTCGGACGGAACAATTGTTGTTGCTGGAACGCCTTCTGCAACCATTCGGCCGATTGGGTACCTTGCCCAAACACTAACCGCCGCCGGTCTGTGCAAGGTCTATGTCGATTCATATGTGGTCAAGATTCCGTTTGAGGTTACCACCCTTGCCAGTGTAACCGGGGCGAGCGGAGCGATTGGCCTTACTTGGGATGCACTCGTGAATCAGGACAACGCGCAAGCAATCGAAGTAACGTCCTATCACGCGTCTAATTACCGTGAAGGTAGTGCGCTTACGTTGCCGGTAACCTCCGCCGGTTGCACCTTGTCTCTGTTGAGTGCCGGTTCAAACTATGTCTGTACTGTCCGGATTCTCTACAAAGACGGTTCAAGGTCGGTCGGTGTCTCTGTGACAGAGACCGCCGGAAGTTAATAAACAAGGTCTCTAGTTGTACAGAAACTGAAGACAAAAAGAGAAAGACAGAAAAATGAAAAAGAAAATTTTTGATTCGCAACTGTTGTCCTTCTTCAAGAACAAATTGGAATACGTGCTTTCTCGTGTTTACGAGAAACAATATCCCGAGCTTTCCGCCCGTTCTATGTTCCCTGTATCAAACGAAGGTGGGGAAGGTGTAGACAGCATTTCTTACGAAGTGTGGGATGAGACAGGTATTGCGCAATTCGTCTCGGCTTATGCCGGTGACATTCCTCGGGCGGACGTAAAGGCGCAAAAATTCAGCGTTCCGGTTCACCGTATGGCCGAATCTTTCGGCATGACTCTGGATGAAATATCTAAGTCGAAACGAACGGGTTCAAATCTCAGTGACCGTAAAGCGAAAGCAGTCCGAAACGGTCACGAAGAGAAGTTGAATCAAGTCGCATTCTACGGAGACACCGACCTTGGTCTTATGGGTCTTTTCTCTCACCCGAGTATCCCTAATGCAAACGCCCCTACTCTTGACTGGGAAACAGGTCCGAAGACTCCTCAACAGATTCTTGACTGTTTCAAAACAGGTCTGAAAGCTGTAAAAGTTGCCACTAAGAACCGTGAACGAATCACCGCAATCCGTGTTCCTTCTGAAGTGTTCGCACATTTGGCGCTTACTCAATTGAACGCAAACGTAGAGACAACGATTCTCGAATGGTTGCAAACTAAAATGAAAGCCGTCGGTGTCCAGACCATCGAAGAGTACCCCGAAGGTGATGCCGTTACGATGTTGGGCGGAACGCCTACTGCCGCTAAACAGGTTGTGACATACTATGATAACTCTTCCGAAGCTCTTGAACTTTCCGTTCCTGAAGACATGGATTTCTTGGAGCCACAAGAAGAAGGTCTCGAACAAGTCATAATAGGAACCATGACCACTGGTGGTCTTATCGTGTTCAAACCTTTGGCCGTTTTCCTTCAGGTCATCAGTAGTTAGAAAGTGATAACGTAATGATTACTCTGGCAGACTATAGAACGAAGTTTGAAGAGCATGACCAAGTCAGTGACGGTGATGTTCTAGAATGCATCCAGTATGCGAACGATGACGTATCACCTGAATACTTGGGAAACGCATACAAAAGAGCGCTTCTGTATTATGCCGCTCATTACGTCCAAACTGATTACGCTTCTTCTATCACCATAGAAGACGGTGGTGCTTCCTTGAACATCGACGACATTAAAAAGCTTAAAATGGATAAGATTGAAGTCGAGTTCAAGGACAGCGCTTCTTCTCTAACGTCTTCAGACAGTCCGTTGAAAAATACAAAATACGGAAGACAATACCTTTCATTGGTCGATAATATGGCCGGACCGGTAACGTTATAATGGCAACGACTTCAAACACAAAGCGTCAACGGGTAACCGATACAAAGAAAAACATTAGGAACGCGGGTGTTGAAGTCGGTGTACTATCAGGAACGGGTTCACATCCTAATTCAGACAACGCTTCGGTTGTTGAAATAGCGATATGGAATGAATTCGGAACTTGGAAAAAGACAGGTTCAAGGTCCGGAGCTTCGGAAGAGATGATCCCGCCGCGTCCTTTCATTCAGTCGACGATGGATGAAAACAGAGAAAAATATAAAAGTATTGTTGCCCGTCTTTCTAAACTAGTGCTCGCTGGAAAGATAGACGCAGATACCGCCGCTGGAATCATAGGTGGCGAAGTCCAAGCAGACATACAGAAGAAGATTGTTGAACTGAGAACACCGCCAAACAAGAAATCAACCATAAAGAAAAAAGGGTCTGATAACCCTCTGTTCGATGACGGACATCTTCACCAATCAATAAAATGGAGAGTCATTGATGATTAGAGTGATGGCATTCTTCAAGAGCTTCATGATGAAAGCTCAAGTATTCAGGTTTGACGACGGTCAAATAAACGCTCGTGGCGTATGGGAACACGGTACAGAATCGACCGAAAATATTTCTGTATCTATCCCGCAACCCGTTACAGGTGAAACGTTGAAGATGCTACCGGAAGGTGAAGATATAAGTGACTTCGTTACCGTGTTCGTAGATGAATCTGAAAATCTAAAAACCCGTGTTCAAGAAAAAGATGCGGACCAACTTTTAATAAAAGGTCTTCGGTACGAAGTCCATAATAAATGCGATTGGTCAAGTCTCGGCGGGTTCAATCAATACATCTTGAGGAGAGTTCAGAATGTCTAACCAAGAACAGAGAGAGACGGCTCTTAGAAATTGGATTATCGGTGTGACAGGTTTGCCGGAAAGAAACGTATTCAGAGAAGTTAGAGGCGGAGCCAAACCAAAAAG